TTTTAATCAAAAAAGTATCTCTTTAACTAAAGAGTGTACAGAACAACATGAAAGAATGAAGGCAAAAGGTTTTTATGACTCAGAGGTTTTTGAGTGTAAAAAATGGGCGTTGATAGTGTCTGAGTTCTGCGAAGCTATGGAGGCGGAACGAAAAGGAAAGTTTGTAGAAAACGAGATTTACGATATTGTTTTAGGGTGTGAGGAAGGTTTTGAAAATGTATTTAAACAGTGCGTTAAAGACACAGTTAGCGATGAACTCGCAGACGTGTTTATCCGGTGTATGGACGCAATAGGACATTCTATTGATAAAATTGCGTGCCCTTCCGAAATTTTTGTTTTCCAAAGTATGGTTAGCGATCATTTCAATAGGTTATTGTATTTTGAAAAATCTATTTCATCAATTGTTTATTATGCCATTCAATTTGTACCGAAATCTGTATTTGGCAAATCGTGCATTATCGAGTATACTAACATGATGGCAATAACCATTGCAGCCGCAAAGATTTATAACATAGACCTATCTAAAGCAATAGAGGCAAAAATAAGATATAACGAGTTGAGAGGTAAAAAACATGGGAAACAATATTAATTCATTATGGAAGAAAAAATTATTGATTTAGCAAGAAGAAGCGTTTATTATGGTGATCCGGAAGGTTACCAAGTTGGGGGATGCCATTACAAGGCATCCGGCATGCAACTTTCTGAGTTTTTAGAAAGTAATAAAGTTGGTTTCTTGGAGGGGAACGCAATGAAATATGTGTTTAGGCACGATAAGAAGAACAAAGAAGAAGATTTGCTAAAGGCTATTCAGTATATCAAATTGATTCTAAAATACAAATATGGTAAATTCTTAGTAGGTGATATTCTGTTGAGTGAGGAAGAATATAGAAAACTGGATGAGCTTATCGAGAAACAAAATACGATTGAACTTGATACTACTTTTATCAGAAATGCGTTAAAAACCACATCAATTGCTTCGCCTAAAATATCGGTAGACAAAGCAACTTTATATGTTGCAAAGCTAAGAGAGGTTAAAGCCGAATATATCGAAAATTTTGTTTTGTCGGATATAAAAAAATGCAAGCTTTTAGATATGGGACTACGGTATAGTGCGGCAGGTGGTATCTATGTTCGTTTTGATTCTAAGAGAGGAGAAACAATATGTGTTAAGCCGGGTTATTATGTTGTTCTAAATGAAGATGGGAGATATGAATCATACTCAAAAGAAAAGTTTGAGTCTACTTTTCAACCAAAATACTAACAAAAATAAATAATGATAGGTCACGTTGCAAATATAGCAGCGTGACTTTATTTTTATATTATCTATAATGGTGTTATTTTTGCGCATATTGAAAGATTATATAATTTGTAGTACAATATACCTAATAGGAATTATAACTTAAAAATACGTCTTAAAATGGATAAAAAAATAGGTTCAATGAAAAGAGGGCAGGGAAGGCACAGCCGGACGGACGAACAGACTGAAAGAGATCGTTCCTTTGCCTCTGATTTGTTTTTGAAAGGTTATTCTTATAGAAGAATAGCGGAAGCGATTAACGAGCGAAATAAGGCGGATGAAGTGCCGTATACCGTGACTTATCAAACAGTGTATAATGATATTCAGTTTTGCCTGACTCAGTGGAAAAGAGAACAGTTCGATAATATAGATCAGTATATTACGCAGGAACTTCAATCTTTGGATAATGTAGCCCGTGAAGCGTGGGAAGAGTGGGAAAAGTCTAAGCGTCCCAAATGTAAGACAAAGTATATTTTAGGGAAAGCTAAGGAGGTGCAAAAGGAAACAACAACGGGTGATCCTTCTTTCTTGAATGTAGTTCTCAACGTGCAGCAAAGAAAAGCAAGGTTATTGGGATATGATTCTCCGCTATGTATAAACTTGGTAGGAGACAAAGAAAAAGAAAAGCCTAAATACGATTTTTCGGATGTTCCGGAGGACGTTTTAGAACAATTGGCAGATTCTTTGCAAAATACGGAGGGTAAAAAGTGAAAAAAGTAAATGAAATACCACCTATTGAGATTGTGAAGCATGTTGCGAGGAAGAAGTTTAAGAACTATGCTAAATTCATAGATGATAAAATAGTTCTGAGTCAGTTTCACAAAACGTACTATGAAATTCTTGATAGGTTCGCACATGGTAAGATCAAAAAATTGATTGTTACAGTGCCCCCACAAACTGGAAAATCGGAGGGTAGTAGTAGAAAGCTACCTTCTTTTCTTTTGGGACTTAACCCGTCTTTAAAGATATTGATCGGTTCTTATGCTGCATCACTCGCAGAGGGGTTTAATAAGGATGTACAAAGAATTATGGATACACCGGAGTATAAAAGCCTATTCCCCGACACCCGGATAATGGGAGAGGAAAAAAAAACAAGGTATCAAGCGTTTGCGAGAAATTCAAAAATGACTGAAACAATCGGAAAGGGTGGGTATATTATATCCGTTGGTCGTAATGGTAGTTTGACTGGTAAATCTGTTGATATAGCCATTTTGGACGACTTATACAAGGACCATATGGAGGCAAATTCTCCGATTATCCGGGAAGCTGCTTGGAAATGGTACACTACTGTTGTAACCACCCGTCTACACAACAACAGTCAACAGCTTATTGTATTTACGAGATGGCACAAGGACGATTTAATAGGCAGGATCGAAGATAAAGAGAATGTTATCAATGTTGAAAAGTGGGAAGATTTGGATAGTATACCGGAAGGTGCGTGGGTTAAAGTAAACTTTCCAGCTTTAAAGGTAGGAGAACCAACAGAAATTGACCCACGTTTACCGGGTGAAGCACTTTGGGAAGAAAAACATAGCGCTAAGAAATTGAACGCACAAAGAGAACTTGATAGAAATGAATTTGAATGTTTGAATCAAGGAAACCCGGGTAGTGCTGAGGGGACTCTATACGGTAACTTTAAAACGTATACCGATAAAAACGATTTTGGTGTGTTGGTCGGAAGGGGTAACTATACAGACTGTGCGGATACTGGTAGCGACTACCTTTGTTCAATTTGCTATGATAAATACCAGTCAAAAGAAGCGGTTTGGAATGAAAAGGAAAGGAGGTATAAGCATCTTATTTTCTGCCTTGTGACGGATATTGTTTATACTACCGCACCGATCGAAGAAACGCAGGTTAGTGTTCCTAATATGTTGAATATTAATGGTACAGATTACGCATACATAGAGAGTAATAACGGGGGGCGATCCTTCGCTGTTAACATCAGTCCAAGAACTAAGGCTGAAATAAATTGGTTCTGCCAAAGATTAAATAAAGAGGCTCGTATATTGTCGAACGCTGCAAACGTTACTCAGTCTATTGTTATGCCGTATGGGTGGGAGTCACGTTTCCCGAAATTCCACGAACATATAACAAATTACCTTCGTGAATTTTCAGCGAATAAGCACGATGATGCGGCAGATGTTTTAACTGGTATAGTCGAGAAAGAAGTTATTCCAACTATATATCAAAAAAGAAGAGGAATAAGGGTTATAAACTGATAAAGTAGGAAAATGTATCAGACTTTCAAGTTTATACGGTATATTTGCAAAGTAAAATCAATTGTTTAACTAAATTTTTATAATTATGTTGTATTGTGATTGTCCTTTAGGAGCAGCACTTCCGGATATTCCCGCATTTAGCTGTCCCGACAATTTCGGGCAAGTTCAAAAACTTGCTTTTCAGAGACTCGAAAAAACGGCAGGAACTGCAAATACTATGACTGCCGAAAGTATCGTAAAGTTGGCTACATGGACTCCTTTACTGTCAGCGAAAGACGGTACTAAAGTAGTAGTTACGCCTTATATTTACGAGCCGACAGTAGAGGCGGGCGCTGCCCTTACTTATGGAGGCGGAAACGCAACTCCCGGAGGTATTGTAGAAATTTTAGGGTCGGAGTCGACACCGTTTACAGCTTCGTTCAAGAAGTTGCCGCAAACCATTATTAAGGCGATGAAAGCGTTAATGTGTGAAGCAGGGCAGATCGGTGTGTTCCTTATCAATGGAAACGGTCAAATCGCTTGTGATAAGACGGGTGAGAATTTGCACGGTTTCCCTGTTTGGTCGCTGTTTATCGGTGATAAGACTATCGGAGGTTTAGAAGCTCCGGATAGCAATGCTATTACGTGGAACTTCATGCCTAATTGGTCGGACAACTTCACTATCGTGAAACCTGAGTTTAACCCTCTGACTCAGTTAGTACCTTCTACTGGTGTAGGCGGATGATAGCTAAAAAAACGTATATTTCCCTCAGTTGTGAAGAACTGGGGGAAACTCGTTTATTCGATATTGAACACGCTGAGAGACTTTTGGGAATGGTTAATAATGGAGGGTGGCATATACCGGAGGACTCAGAATTTAAATTAAATGAAAATGGGAAAATCATTAGACGAAATAAGGGAGATATACAGACATCCGGAGGGGATAAGTCAGATAGCGAAAGCGAAGGAACACGAAGAAAGAATAGCGTTTCACACCCGTGTAAGAACGAGCGATGATCGCAATAAGCCAGTAATTGACTTTCTTTCTAAGGTTAAGACGTGGATAGCGAAAGACAAATATGATATTTTCCTATCTATGTTCCATTTCCCGGTTAAAACAAATGGTGTTACTTCTGAGATATTCGACAAACTGAGTCGTGTTTTCGATGGTAGAAACCCGGTTTATAACTATCAGTTTAAATCATCTGAGGATCGTGACGACTGGGAGTATTACCGGAAGGATGTTTTAAAAGAACCTTCGGTTTGGAGTACGGACGGTTGGGATAATTTCAAGCATAGAATTAACTCTGTTTTGGTCGTAGATATGCCGGAGGTACAGGTAGGGGAAAAGCCAGAGCCTTATTTTTTTTGGTTGCCTATCGCAAACGTACTTTCTTATCGCACATGTGGGAAAGACTGTAATTTGATGGCTTATATCATGTACGTAACGGACGAAAATAAGATCGTCTATATTGATGAAGAACGTTATGTAAGATTTGATAAAACGAGGGAAAACGACTTGATTTTAGAGGTAGACAATATGCACGATTTGGGCTATTGTCCGGCTCGTTTCTTTTGGTCTGACTCTATATCATTGAGTGAACCCGACATTAAAATAAGCCCTATAACGAGCGAACTCGACTCTTTCGACTGGTATCTTTATTATTCCACTGCAAAGAAGCATTTAGATTTATACGCGTCTTATCCGATTTATTCCGGTTATGAACGTGATTGTCACTATGAGTCACACGATGGCAAAGAACGGTGCGATGATGGTTTTTTAAAGAACGAAAAAAACGAGTGGATAACAGGTGCGGACGGAAAACCGATGGCGTGCCCGATTTGCTCAAGCAAGCGGTTGAGGGGCGCAGGCTCTTATGTTGAGATACCCATCCCGGACGAAATGCACAACGTCCCCGACTTGAAAAACCCGATCACTATGCTATCTGCTGATACCGGATCACTCGAATATAACGTAAACGAGGAAAAGAGGCTGAGAGAGGAACTTGTAAGATCGGTAACTGGTGGAGAAGGGGAGTTAAATAGGTCTGAGGCTATTAACGAAAAGCAAGTTAAAGCGGGTTTTGAGTCCTTGACTACTAAACTAAACAGAATCAAACGAGGCTTCGAGGAAGCGCAAACATTCGTAGACTCTACTATCTGTTTACTCCGTTATGGTGATAGCTTTGTTTCTTGCAATATTAACTACGGGACTGAGTTCTATATCTATACACCGGAAGAGCTTTCAGAGCGTTATAAGATCATGAAGGAAACCGGAGCGTCCGAGGCGGAACTTGATGCACTGAGGCAACAGATCATCGAAACGGAGTATCGGAACGATCCTACACAGATGCAAAGGTTATTAATCCTTAACGAGATAGAGCCTTATTCACACTTAACGAGAGAAGAAGCGGTAAATCTGTATAAAGAAAACGTTATAAGTGAGGAAGATTTGCGAGTTAAATTAAACCTTCCTACATTTGTGCGTAGATTTGAAAGGGAGAACATGAATATCATTGAGTTCGGTTCTGCACTTGACTATAAAAAGAAAATTGAAATAATTATTAACACTTTAAAAAAGTACGCAAATGGTTTACAGAACTGATCAGTTAGATCAACTGAATGAAAGTAATTACGTTTGCCCGCAGGATGAAGTTAAATTGTATCACGTTATTCAAGAAGTGAAAGAGTTTAATCCGAAAACAGGGCAAAGAATCAGCGTCCCGGTGTTGCAAAAATACAAGCGAAAGACTTTTGAACTTGATATTTTGCCGAGACTGCCAAGATTGGGTTATACATTGAGAGTTGTTTTCGACCCGGTTAAATATGAATCTACAATTTCAGAGGTAAGACGAGCCGCAAAACTGGCAGCGAGAGCCGAGGCAAAAATGAAGGCAGACGAAGAACTGAGAGAGCAAATTAGACGTGAAGAAGCTGCAAAACTTCGTGCGGAGTTGAAGAAACAAAAAGAGAAAGGAGAAAAGTAATGTTAACAGTAGATTTGCTTAGACAGAATAAAGCGTTATCGGAGCTATCGGATGAAGTTCTTAACGCCATTTCAGAACTTTCAAAAAACGATGAAGCGCAGACGGTTGCGGCAAAAGTCAGAGAAACCGAAAACAGTATTGCTACTCAAATGAAAGAGGCTTTTGGCATTGAAGGTGTAACCGATCTTGATTTGAAAACCGCAATTGAGTTTGGCAAAACAAAGATTTCTAAATCTGATACCTCAGCTTTTGAAAAGCAGATTAACGATCTGAAAGAAGAGCTAAAAGCGGAGAGAGCCAAAAAGGGAGGTGACCGGGATACAGATAAAATCAATCAGCTTACAGCCGAACTAAACGACACCAAGCAAAAATTTGCTGAGTTGAACAACCAACTTTCAGAGAAAGAAAAGGAGTTTAACGGTAAGTTGAACGATTACAAGATCACTTCTTACATTTCAAGCGCAATGCAGGGGATGAAGTTTAAGAAAGATATTTCAGAGCCAGTTCTAAACGTTGTGAAGCAACAGGCGGTTAACTTGCTTAAAACTCAATTCTCACCCACTTTGCAGGGTGACGAAGGTTCTGAAAGTCTTATTTTCATGAAAGACGGTGTACCTTACAACAACCCTGCAAACAGTCTGAAACCGTTTACCGCATCAGAGCTTTTGTCTCAGCAGTTCGAGCAGTTCGGTGTGCTTGATAAAGGTAGACAGGCAGGCGGTGCGGGTAGTTCCGGAGGCGGACAGGGTAACGGTAGCTTGCTTGATTTAAGCGGTTGCAAAACCAAAGTAGAGGCAAACAAGGTTGCGCAGGAGTATTTAGCTAAGAAAGGTTATACAAGCGAGTCGGAAGAGTATCAAACGGAGCTTGATAAAATTTGGGTTGAAAACAAGATCGCAGATTTGCCAACAGAATAACTAAAGAGGGGATTAAACCCCTCACAATATAAACTTTAAAACAATAGATTTATGTCGTTAATTGCTACAAGAACACAGGAGTTTAGATTAAAGAACCCTAACATTGACAAAAATATGGCTCGCATGACCGAATGGGGTGCGTATGACTTCTTTTTGTCTCAAACAAATGCGATGGACTCAATGCTTTCCGATGAAACTAAGCGTAGAGCGTTCGCCTCAATGGGAAGTGATATTAAGATTCCCGTAATTGATTACGATAAAAACGTAACAGTGTCAAACGCTCGCACATGCGTTATCGCAGATGCGGAAAACACTTCACGTTTGATCGGTGTAACTTGGAAAACCTATGCTTTCGGTTTCACTATGACACCGAACATGTATTCAAACAACGAAATCGATTACCAACAGGACTGGAACAGAAAGCTACAAAAGCACATCCGTAAGTTCATGGATACCGTTGATAAGGACGCTATTGCGGCTTTGGAGGCAAACAAAACGCAAGTGTTCGGAAACTTGCTGTATTACACAAAAACGGGTAACGATGTACAGGTGAAATTCACTCAGCGCAACGACATCCTCAGCGACTTGCACCCGATGTTCCGTGCAAACGACTATTCCGGTCAACTTCATATCATTGGCGACACTGGTGTAGATTCAATGTTGCGTAAACTGGAACAGCACGGTTTGTACAATGACGTTAACAAACAGTTGGAGTATGCAAACAAAGTGTTCCATTTCACCAACAACATGACTTTAGAGCCGGAAAACTTCGCTCAGATGTATGCTGTTGAATCGGGTAACGTTGGTTTGTTGACCCGTGTAGATCGTGCAGCCTATAACAATACTAAATCGGGCACGCATGAATTTGGAAAAGTTGTTCTTCCTTATTTCGGTAAAGAGGTTGGAACACACTACTACGAAGAAGTGGGCGATCAGTCAGCTATCGCAGGCGCAGCAACTGCCGATATGACTTGTGACGTTAAACATTTCTACGGTTTCTCAGTAGATATTGCTTTCGTAGTAGCTTTTAACTCCGATCCTTCAACAATCGCCAACCCGATTATGAAGATCGAAGTAAACAAAGAAAATTCGCAGTTTGGCGGTACTCCGGTATTTATTACCAATGCTGAGCAGATCGGTGGAGGTTCTCCGGCTGGCGAATTATCGGTTAACCTTGCTAAAATCGGAGGTAGTCCGGTTGCTGAATCTGCTTTGAAAGTAGATTTGGATAAAGTTAAAGGTGCAGCGGTTTCGGCTACTGGTGGCGTAGTTGATGTTAAAGTCAATGCGCAGGCTGCAAATCTGAATGTTGAGGTGAAGAACTCAACAGATTCACCCGTTAACACAAAGGAAGTTCCGGGAGCGTAACGAGAAAGTAAACTAAGTATTAACAAAGGGAGGGGGACAAAATCCCTTCCCTTTTTTATTTATAACCATGTACAGATTAAAGGATATACAAAAAGAACTTGCCACGCTCGTAGGATGGCGGCAATCGTACGATAGAGACGCTAAGATAGACGAAAGTTTAACGGTGTCCGATAGTGGTGTTATGTTTCAAGACGTTCACCCGCTTGTGACGCTAAGAAACATTGAATCTATAATGCCACTTGATTACTATTTACGTTATCCGGAGTATCGGGATACCGACACTTATAAGCCGGGAGACAAAGTTGTTCACGGAAAAGACGTGTTAACGTTGCGTCCGGAAGTGTGGGAAGCAACAACGGAGAATGTAGGCGTAGAGCCTTCCGAGGGTGATAACTGGAAAAGATACAACCCACTAAGCGATTATTTGCGTGAATTGAACGAAAGAGCGATCACCAATACCGTTACTCGCTTCATTAATGAAAAGTTGATTGCAGGGGAAACAAAGACGCTTTTAGAGCGTACAAACTTCTTCGATGGTTCGGGGAAGATAAATAACGAGATTGACCCTACCGATAGTATTGTAGGATATGAAATATTGCCAGTCCGTTCTATGGGGGTAACAACCAAGATCGAAAAGATAGGTTTGCAGTTTAACAAGCCGGGAAAGGTAAAACTTTACCTTATGCACACCTCACAGGTAGACCCGATTAAGACGTTTGATTTGAATTATACTAAAAATGGTTCTTATCAATGGTTTGATGTCGGTAACGATGTGTTACTCCCTTATATGTCTGAGGAAACTTCACCCGGTGGCTTGTGGTACTTGTGTTACGATCAAAAAGAATTGCCGTTGGGGATGTATGCTATAAACGTCTCTAAGGACTTTTCACGTGACCCGTGCGGTACTTGTAATATCGGAAGCGTGCAGGCGTGGAGAGAGCTAACAAAGTATATCAGAGTGTCACCGTATAGAGTTGACTCTACGCAGTCGGAGGATGGCGTAAAGATGTGGAATATAGAAATGAACATGTATACGTCTGCAATCTGCTACGGTTTAAACGTTCAATTGTCGGTAGGATGTGATATAACTGACTTTATCATTCAGTCTAAGTATGCCTTCACGCATGCCGTTTCCCTGCAAATGGCTTCTTATGTGCTGCGAGAACTTGCATTAAATCCGAACGTCCGGCAAAATGCCAATCAATTGAATATCGACCGTGAAACGCTATTGTACGAAGTTGACGGAAACTCACAGGGACGTGCGCAGGGTATCGGATACGAACTAAAGAAGGCTTTTGAGGCTCTTTCTATTGATACAAAAGGGATGGATAGAATATGCCTTTCTTGCCGGAACAACGGGATAAGATTTAAAGCAACATGATAAGCGGTCTAATAGATAAGTTTAAAAAGGTAGGTGAGGAACTCGACACCGGAGAAATAGCAAAAAAGATTGTGCGTGACAATGATAATATACTTATTGACATGAACGCACAGGATCAGCTATACGCAAAGGGTGTTAACCGTTTGGGCGTTCGTATAGATGAATACCAACCCTACCGACCCTTAACTATAAAGGTCAAAATAGAAAAGAGGCAACCGTACGACCGGGTGACACTAAAAGACACAGGAGAGTTTTACGACTCTTTTTATGTTGAGACAGCAGAAGATCGGTTTTACATAAAAGCCTCAGATGAAAAAACTAATTGGCTTATCAAAAAATACGGTGCTGAGATTTTCGGGTTAACAAATGATTCACTTGCTGAGTTTATTAACGATTATGTGAAAGACGAAGCATATAACAGAGTAAAGGAGATATTAAATGAACGATAGGGCTATAATTAGACCAAATGCGACACTTTTCGATAAAACGATAGCCGATGTACAGGTAAGCCTAACAAAATCGCTTAAATGGCTTAATTTCGCTTTCGGGAACGTGGTTAAATTGGTAGAGAGAAACGAGAGGGGGAAATTTGTTACCCCATCAGTGTATTTTAAGGGAAATGATTATTTGCGCTTAGAGCCGGACGATAAGCGGGGTAACGTTTGCTTTTTCTACATGCACGACTCACAAGATTACGAAGGGGGAGACTCTTTATCTGGCTTTGGCGATCTGAGGGGGACGGTTAGCATTATCTTTTGGTTCGATACCCGTAAAATCCCGGGAGCAGAATATTACAACGTGGAGTTTGTAAAGTCAGAAATACTGAGAGCCTTAACGCACGAACTTTATCTGCCATCCGGTGATATACAGGTGAGAAAGATATTCCACGACGCCAACAACGTATACAAGGAGTTTTCTATCCAAAAGACGGAGAATCAATACTACGTTTATCCCTATGCGTGTTTGCGGTTTGAGTGTGATATTCATTGCGAAGAAGGGTGTTATTAAAGGGGGAGTTTCCCCCTTTTTGTGTTAAATACATGTTAAAACTTAAAGTTCCGCTTGCAATATTAAATAAAGTCCTTATATTTGCAGTGTCAAAAGGAAACAAATTACTAACAATTAAAACTCAAAGTTATGAAAAGATATTTTGTAAACGGAAAAGAGATAAGCGAACAAAAAGCAAAAGAGATTGAAGCTAATAATAAAAAGTATATGGAAAGCAATGACCTTTCTCTTTGGGCGAAATGTGAATTTATAACAGTTATTGGAAAGTAAAACAAGTGGGGGTAATACCCCACATAAAAATTTAAAATATGACTACTTACATTTATAAAGGACAAAAGATAAGCCACTCCAAAATATTATCCCTATTGCGTAGTGCAGGCATTTACGGAGGAAACAAACTATCATATTATGAAGTTTTGGTTAAAGCAGCCGAGAACGGCAACGAAAGAGCCACATATATTTTGAGAGACTTAAAAGTGATATAATAACCGTGGGAAACCACACAAATTTTAAAGGTATGTTTAACAAAGAAAGAATTGAGAATTTAGAAAAGAGAGTTAATGAACTGGAAAGAAAAGAAGGTATTTCAAAACTTTCGGAAGATGTATCTAAAAGACTTATACATGCTTTAATTGACTCTAACAACGAAATGGTAAAAAGAGTTTTTGATGATACGTGTGTGCGTTCGGTATATGGTACATCTGTGTTTCAGCCACCTAAAGCCGGAGACATTCACGCAAGTAATGCGGTGTTTAGTGGAGAGGTGTTCAAACAAGCGGAGTTTAACGGTATACCCGATTCTTTAAAGAAGGTAGAAGAGGATAAGACAGAAGCACCTACCATTGCAAGCGTGTTGGAAAAAGCAAGAAGGAATACGATTGCGATACAGGAGCTTTTAAAACGAACAGGATGTTCGAACGTGAACGAAGTAATAAGCAAGTTTGAACTTGGAGTTTCTTTTAAAAAGATGTATGATGAAGAAGCACGCAAAAGAAAAGAGCTTGCACGGCAAAGAGATCGTTTAGAAAGTGAAATGATGCGCCAAATAGAGGACTTAAAATCAAGAAGAGACGAGTTGTTAACCGCAACAGGGTGTGCAAACTTTAGCGACTTGAAAAATAAGTTCTTATGTAAGGATATAAAGAGGGATGAACTAATAGGGGAAATAAACGAGCTTGCACGACAAAGAGAACTTTTAAATCGTGATTTAAGCAATAAAATAGCTAAACTTTCTGATAAAAACCAATCTTTGAAGCAAAGTGAAAAAAACCTTATTTGCAAACTCGCAGACAAGGAGGTAGAATTAAAGAGAGTGGAAGAACTTTCAGACGGTAGATATAAAGAAGTCGTTTGGCTTCGTGGCGAACTGAAAAATCAAGAACAGGCGGTAGAAAAACTAAAAGACGAAAACAAACAGCTTAAATATGCTAATTCGAAAATGGCAAAAAGAACGGTTGATTCTATTTGTTCAGAAGCGGATATTGCGGTAGGATATTCAAATTTGCAAAAGAGATGTAAGGATTTGGAAAGAGATAAAAAATCATTGCTTAATTCCGAGAGAGAATTACAAAAACAAGTATTTGACCTTTCGAGAGATAAAAAATACTTGGAGATGGCAAACACTGCACTCCTGCAAGAAACTCGTAAAATTAGAGAGTCTTTGAACGAAAGAATTAAGAAGCTAAGACAGAGACTTAAAAAATCGTCTATCCGTTACAGAGACTTAAAAGAAATCATTTCGCACAACGGTTTGAAATCAGTATAACAATAATAGCCGGGATATTATCCCGGCACAATATTAAAAGATATGTTGAATGTAGATTTGCGAATAAAAAGAATAGAGCCAAAATTAGGCGATATTGTAACTGTCGTAGAGGAAGATTTTACAACGGTAGTAAAAGCGATTCCATACGAGGGAGGGACTTGTTTTGGATGTGCTTTTTATGTTGAGTTAGATTGTCCTTATTTCGTTAAGTGTGTTAAGAATGGAGTGATGTTTGAATTGGTAGAAAGAAAAAGAACTAAGGAGGTTGAAAATGAATAGAATATCTTTGTCGGATAGAGATAGATTTGTACCGAAAGAGGGAGAAGTATTTTTTGCGGAAGTTCCGGGAAAGGGAATAGATCGGAAGGTAGAGGCGGTATTATTGAAAGACAATAGCGGTTGTAAGAATTGCGCATTTTTTAAAGGAGAATTAAAAGACTTGTGTATGCAAATAAACTGCCTTAATCGTGGTAGGCAATTAATTTTTAGAAAGCTCAAACGTATAAAGAAGTAAAGTTATGAAGAAATTAGATTTGTCAATTCTACCGATTGATTTAAAGGTAGGTGAGGAAATGGAAATATTAACGCCAAAAGGTGATAAGGTTACAGTAAGGTGTGTTGAGGATAAAAGAAACGACATGTGTGAGAATTGCTTTTTCGGAGAAAACAGTTTGCACATCTGTTCATACGTTAAATGTAGCGAGAGGGAGCGTGAAACAAAAGATAGTGTAAGTTTCCAAGAAGTAAAAAGGGAGAGAATGCGTAGTAACGAGAAAGGAGAATTATTATGAAAGAAGTGATTGACTTTAAAATAGGTGATGAATACAAGGAGGGTGATATACTAAAGACGAGAGAGGGGATATATTTGCTCGTAGAAAAACCGGATAACAAACATTGCGTTGAATGTTGTTATTCGTGTTGGTTTCAAAATGCACCATGGGACGAATGTATTCAAATGAATTGCACCGCAGGAAATTTTTATTTTAGACATTTTGAGACATACAAAGAGGGCGAGGAATACAACGTAGGTGATCTACTGAAAATACCTAAACTGGGAGAGCCGGGAAAGTTCATCCTTTCAATAGTAGTAGAGGATGATGTTGTAGACGAATTTAATAATAGTTGCGAACGATGTATATTCAAAGAATGGGTATATCCTACGGATGATTGTTGTTCAAGAAACAAATGTGTAGATTGTCTTAGAGATACAAACTTAGACGATATATATTACAAACCATTAGCGGAGGTATCAGAATGAAGCAAAAGAAAGTGAGAGATTTTGAGGTGTTCAAAGTAGTACACCCGATCACAGCAAACGAAGTAACAATTCAAGCAATACCACGGGATACCATTTCATGCAACGGATGTGCCTTCCGAAAGGGAGATTTAGAAAGCATGTGTAAAGCATATCTGTGCTTTAGTGAAAGAACATTAGATTGTTTGGTGTTCAAGAAAGTAAAGTAGAAATTCAAACGAAATGTTACAGAGTTTTAAAAGTTAAAGTATTAATTTAAATGTGTTGACTTATGAACAAGAAAGCTATTGATAGCCTCTTAGAGGCAAAAAGACAGATTGACGATACAATCACCCAACTTATCAGAGAAAACGAAACAGAGGGCAAAGGAATTATGTCTGCTTTGAGCAAATGCGAATATATGCTATTAGGTTCTTGCATTATCTTTCCACAGCATTTTTTAGACTGGTGTTTATCCCGTGGCTTTTTGTCTACCGCCACAGAGGAACGTCCTCTTTTCGGAGGTACTTCTACGATTTCAAGGTATGTGCCAAGAACAGACCTTATCCGGATGAATGGAAGCGATATAACCGTTCATCCTTCATTGTTGTACGCATACTTACACAGAGGTGAAAATGAATAATACAAGGGACTGGGAGGAATACCGCAAAGATGTGAGTTACTCCGAAAAGGTGGGCGAATATATAGCCAATATGATAGATCACGATGAAAGGGAGAAACTAAAGATACTTTTAGATATTTGCGAGAAAAGCAAGGATGGCAGCTACGATCTGCCTATTGACTGCAAAATATACCTTCCTTTAGGCTCTTTGTTGTTTGAACATGAAATGTTTGATTTTATAAATTGGGCTGATAAGATGGGGTATGTTCGGTGCGAGGAAGATAAGATTATCGTTGTTTCGTCTATGATTAAAAGACGGCTTATCGTTGGCTCTCTTAAAGTTATGCCGGAAATCGTGGAAGCGTTCGTTTTATACAGAAAGCATGTAGGTTAGGAGTCTTCGGACTCCTTTTCTTATTTATAAACATTTCGTTTTTATCCGCCTCCTGGGCCTCTGAGACTAACGTTTTAATAATCAATATCTTTGCAAAATTGCTTTTTATTCATACTTTTGTACAAACTAATATTTGAATTATGGAGATTTATAATTATTTTCTTTCTTGCGTGCTACTTGTTTCGTTTGTAGCGGCATTTTGTGTTAACTTTGCCCGAAAGACGGGTGTAATTGAACGGATGTCAGTGTTTGGTGATTCTTGGTTATCTAAGGTGTTCCGGTGGTATGGTGATAGATCACTGATTAACGAGCTAACCAACTGCGATTTCTGCCTATCGTTTTGGGCGTGTGTAATTTGTTCGGTGATTGTGTCGATCGGAACGCTAAGCCCTATTTTCATCCTTACACCGATCTTTGCAACACCTATTTGTAGAATTTTAATTTAATGATTATGGAGATTAGAAATTATGTATCAACTATCCCGCCTTTCCAGATCGTGAAGGCGGTTAAGTTTAACGGTGATGTTCACGAATTAGCGCAGCTATTGCCAAGTTTTGAACTACTTTCCGCAATGGATGGCGTAATGATGGCACGAATAAACGGCAGCGCTTTTCGGGTGTTTGATAACGATTTTATCGTTCTTGGAGAAAAAATTGCTTACTCAGTTGACGAAGAAACGTTTGCCATATTATACGAGCAGGCAGATAAGGAGGTGACGAATGAACACGATTAAGGTAGGGAATCACACGGTAACGGTATACGAAGGCATTGACGAAATGCCTATCGTCCGTTATCAGAAGTTTAACCGTCTTATGCTGATTGAGTCGGGAGTCGGAAGTACTATCGAGGAGCTCGACACGCATTTGCAACGTGCAATAATCTATTGCAGGACTCAGCCGGAACATACGTATAACGAGCTAATGAATCTAAGGCAGTGTTTCAACATGGCAGCGAATGGCGTACATCCCGGAATGATGGCTTTTGCCGCCTTCGTTAAGTCGGTCGATGGCGTGGAATATCCGGTTAACGCATCCGACTCTGATCTAAAGGCGATATTTGACAGCCTTAGCGATGCAACTATTAACGAACTTTCTGAGCCGTTTCAGAAGGTCAAAAAAAAAATAGAGGCGGAAGTATCGGTATACTTCCCACGGATGGCGGACGATCCTCTGATTAAAGAGTATTACGACATTAAATTATCGCTGATAAAGGCAAAGTTAGACAAACTTGTGAACAACGTAGATAACAGTGAGGCGGTGAAGGAAATAGAAGATAAGTTGCTTACCTTCTTCCCGCCTCGAATATTCTACGGCACTGATTCGGTCGAAATAAAGACGGATAAAGAGTTTCAAGAAATGTGCTTGGTAATCACGCAGAATATGCACATAAATGCACGTGAAATGTCGGTGTCTGAGTTTTACACCGCTTTTGAGATGATTAAGAGACAGGCAAAAAGGAGTAAGAACAAATAAATTTAAATCAAATGGCGAACGAAGTAAAGGGAATAAAGTATAGCGATCTTATACAGCCGGACAGCAGTATAAAGGACGCTATTACGCAGTTGGAAGGATTGCAAAAGATATATGACGCTATGTTAAAGCGTATCGAGGAAGGCGCAAAGGGTCTGCAAAAACCTATTTCGGAAGGTGGCGGAGCTACTGAGGAAGGGCGCAAAAAGATAGACGAATACGAAAAGCAAGTGCGATCATTGGCAAGGGCGGAAGTACAGTTAAAGTTAGCTATGAATGATACCGCCAAAGAAATATCCGCATTGAAAACTAAAATATCGGATCAAAACCGATTGAATAAGTTGCAAGCTAAGTTAACTAACAGCATGGCGGGAAGCTACAACGCATTGTCCGCACAATACGAGCTAAACAAAATAAAACTTAATGCCTTATCGCAGGAATATTTGGAGAATACGGAGGCAGGAAAGAGGCTTGTTAAAGAGACTGCGGAGATTTACGCAGCGATGGATAAATACCAAAAGAGCACAGGAAAGCACACGTTAAGCGTGGGTAACTACAAACAGGCGTTCGATGGTTTAGGCTTTTCTATATCACAGGTAGCTCGTGAACTTCCATCCTTGGCGATCAGTGCAAATACCTTCTTCCTTGCTATTTCCAATAACATTCCGATGGTTATAGACGAAATACAGAAATTGCGTGCGGCAAACGAGGCGGCAGCGAAAGCAGGGGAAGCACAGGTAAGTATAACCGGGAAACTGGTTAAATCTCTGTTCTCGTTTAATACCGTTATGGTGTTGATATTGACCGCCTTTTCTATTTGGGGTAAGGATATAACCAACTGGATAGGTAGCCTATTCAAAGGTAAAACAACAGTAGATCAGTTGAAGCGATCTACTACCGACTTGAAAGTTGCCATGTTAGAGGCTGGAAAGAGTGCCGTAAACGAGTCTGTGAGACTGAACATCTTGTATAAAGCGGCTACCGATTCCACGCGCAGCCAAAACGAGCGTTTGAAAGCTGTTAAGGAGCTAAAGAAAGAGTATCCGGAGTACCTTAAAAACCTATCAGATGAAGCTATTATGACGGGAAACGCATCAAAGGAATACAAGGAACTTGCAAAACACATTCTATCGGTCGCAATGGCACGTGCCTACGAGGAAAAGATACAAAAGAACGCAAAGGAAGTTATTGACCTCGAAGAAAAGAAGAATCAAGTATTAGAAGAAGGTAGAAAGACTTACCAAAAGCAACAAAAGGAGATCGAAGAACTTAAACGTTCGTCTAAAGGTCTCGGTGTCGGTGGTGTGGCTTTGGAGGCGGCTTTACAAGGGCAGGCGTCCGCATGGAATGCCGCCAAAAAGGAGGCAAAGAGCTATGACGAACAAATAGCAGTTATCAATAAGTCAAGTGAGGAACTTGCTAAAAAGGTGGTTATTCCCGATCTTCTTGCAGGGGACAAAGGAGGTAAGACGAAGGAAAGGACAAAGAAGGACTTTGACCTACAAGCTGAGTATGAAAATAGCCGTATAGCACTTATTATTGATTCCCGTTTGAAAGAGCAGGAAGAACGTAAAAAGGCAACGGCTGACGAACTGAAAAAGCTAAAGGAGAGCACAACGGAGAAACAAAGAGCTACGCAGTTATATGCTGATACCGTATACAATATCGAGGCAAAATTGCGTAGAGACTTGGAGAAACTGCAAAACGACTGGCGGGTAGAGGACTTGCAAATCACGCATGACCGATTGAGTGAACGCCTAAAAGCTGTTAGACGTGGCACGGCTGACGAACTATTAATTCAAGTGCAGCTACTCGAAAACGAAAGAGCGCAGGACGAATTGCGTATTAAACAGTCAACCGATAGCGAACAGGTGAAGAATGAACGTTTGCTTATCCTGCAAAGGTCGTATCAGCTTGCATCTATCCAACTGCAAAAGGATTTCACGGAAAATCAAGACAAACGTATAATTGATCGGTCGGTGTTCCGACTTAATCAGCAGCAGCAGGCGGAGAGTGCCGCCTTTAATATCGTGCAACGTTCGGAGAAAGAACAGAGCCGTTTCCGGTTGAAATTTGAGCGTGAAAAGTGGGAGCAAATATTAGAGTTAACAAGGCAGTACGGAGAGCAAATCACGGGATACAACGTAAAGACGGTAGAGGATACCATTAAGGGAATAGACAATGCAATTAAGCGTGATACTTCCGGATGGGACAGCAATCAAGGCGTATTTGGCAATCTGTTTGATCTTGTTTTCGGTGACGCATTTAGCGCTAAAGATGGTAAGTCGGGCGCAGAGCGTGCAGAACAGTTTAAAGACTCCATATTAGAGGCTTCGGATTTCGCCATAGAAAACCTAAAGAGTGTTGCGCAGGCAAGGGTAGAGGCGGCAGAGGTGGCAGTCCAAGCAGCCGAAAAGGAAGTGTCAGCCCGACAAAAGGTTTTGGACGCTGAGATACAAGCGAGGGCGAACGGATACGCCAACAACGTAGCAACCGCACAAAAAGAGCTTGATTTTGCACGCAAACAACAGGAAAAAGCGCTGAGGGATAAGAAGAAGGCGCAGAAGCAGCAAGAACGCATAGATACACTTATGCAGGCAAGTTCTTTGGTAACCGCAACCGCTAACCTATGGAAAGATTTAGGTTTGGCAGCGATCCCGGCTATTGCGTTGATGTGGGGATCATTTGCTTTTGCTAAGATAAAAGCCTCACAGCTATCTAAAGCCTCGCAGGACACAGAGGAATACGGGGACGGTACGGTAGAAATGATTGATTACGGAGGTTCGCACGCATCCGGAAACGATGTAGATTTAGGTACGACTAAGGACGGTAAGCGTAGACGGGTAGAACGTGGTGAATACTTCGCAGTAGTGAACAAACGTTCATCTCAGAAGTATAAGAAACTCGTTCCGGACTTGATTAATTCGCTAAATAAGGGTACTTTTGAACAGAAATACTTAAACGCCTATTCCGGTAGTGATGAAGTAACGAATATAATGCAAGGTTCAACGGTTGATCTGTCTAAGGTCGAAAAAGATCTGAAATCAATCAAAGAGCAGGGACGTGTTAAGTACATCACAGGTGCGGACGGTACTATAATTGAAGTAAGGGGAAATATTAAACGAATAATTAAATCATAATGAAGGCAATTATTAGAATTTTGTTTTTTGTGTTATGTGGGTTGTTATGTTCATATTTGGGACTCGTATACGATCATAACAGTTTTGATATTTGGAACGGCTTATCACCGAAAGAAATAGTTTCAGATGTAGGACATTCTTTTGTTGTTATTATTTTTAGTGTAGCCGTTTTGGAGTTGCTATATTTCATGTTTAAAACAAACAAATAAGATGAACGTTAAAGATTTGCGGTTTAAATTGGGGGGTGTAGAAATACATCCCCACTATTCAGAGCTAAAACGGAAGTTTGGCAAAGAGAATCAACAGGAGTTTTTCAGAGAGTCGATAGAAGGAAGTTTAACGCTGATGGGGGCGGACTACCTTCTTGTTAAAAATGCAAGTATCGAAGATATTTTGTACTTGCAGATAGAACAGAAGGACAAATGGCAACTATCAACGCAGTATCAAGTAATATTTGAGGGCTATTTCAGTAAGACAGATTGTGAGATAGACAGCGATAACCGGACGTGCAAAGTGAAGATAAGCCCACGGGATGAATACACCGACATAATGAAGGGCATTGAGAACAAATACGATCTTATTAAGATTGCACCTGCATTGACTCAAATAGGGGTGGCAAAACGTCCGCTTATACAGGTGTACATCAAAGGAGGAAGCACAATATCAAACTACATTGCCGGAACGTATTTTGAGGAAGATGTAAACGAGGTTATAACATCGGGTGACGATCTGACAAAGAAGTATTTTTTTAACTATCTTGGCGATTATAACGAGATAACAATAAATGCCATCCCGTACCAGTTTTTTAACGGAGTGTACTTCGGGTCTAAAGGAAAGTATGCAAAAAGGGATGGTACTTGGAGAATCGAAGCTATACAGGAAAGTTTAACGCAACCGGACGTTGCGCACGGAAAATTGTATCTGATTGATGCTGATGGTACGAAGGTGTACCAAAGTGGCAATTTGACTTGGATAAAAGATAATTTCAATTTGGGAGATCGTAAAATACCTATGATGCGAATACCGGACAAACCAACTTTGCCGGAGCGTATAGAATGGACTGAGAATTACAACAATTCCATGTATCAGCGTCTTTTGCTCGATCTTGATACGTTGGACGGAAACCCTACCGGGAAACTTCCATCCGATGATATTTATCCTACTAACAGTAATTATAAATATGCCTCACCATTGGAAGGGAATTATTTCTACACATCAACAAAAGTTCAGAACGAGCCAACGGAATATGGTGTAAATGATGAAGGGAAATATTTCACGGATGATTTTATACCTGCCGTTGCCGGAGTAGGAAAGCTATATCCTATTTGCCGTTCACGATGGGGTAATATGTCGGTTTGGTTTGAGTTCGATTTATCCTATGCGCCATTGGAAGAGCGTGCGAGAAAGGAGTATATTTTAAAGGACTCGTTTGCAATACAAGACGTTATTAGAACGCTTGTTAAGCAAGTTGATCCCACGCTGACACACGAAGCAACGGAGGAATACAGTAAGTTCTTGTATGCTGCCAATAACCCTATTTCCGGTGCACCTTTTAAGGTGTTCATCACACAGAAAAGCAACATCCTAAAGGGTGAGTATGACCGTCCGGCAAAAAAGGCGGAAACAACCCTCAGCGATATAATGAAGATGTTGCGTGACACGATGAAACTATATTGGTTTATAGATGGCGATAAGTTTAGGATAGAACATATTTCTTACTTCATGAATGGCGGAAGTTATACCGGTAGCGGGACGGTCGGCATAGACTTAACAAAGCTTAGATATGCAAAATCGGGTCAGTTAATGACGTGGAAAACTAACACGGTCAAATATGATAAAACCGATCTGCCTTCACGGTTTGAATTTTCTTGGATGGACGATACAACAAATACGTTTGCGGGTTTCCCTATTGATGTAAAATCAAACTATGTGCAGGAGGGGAAGAAAGAAGAGGTAAGGGTATCTAACTTTTCGTCCGATGTAGATTATATGCTATTGTCCCCGGGTGACTTTTCACAAGATGGTTTTGCATTGTTGGGAGCTATACAGGTGAGTGGGAAATGGAAACTTCCGTTTGTTACGTTCAATTTGGTAGACAAGAACAATAAAAAGTACACCGTAAACCCCCAAAACGGCTACATGTCGTTCTTGCACCTCGTTAAATACTACATGCACGATATGCCAGCCTCAGAGATAGAGCAGGGAGGCGATCAGACGATAAGAGTGAGAGGAATAAAGCGGAGTATGACGCAAGATTTATCTTTCACATACGACACCACACCAAACCCCGTGCAACTGATAACAACGGATATAGGCAACGGGAAACCGATAACTATGACTGAGGATCTAACAACTCGCCAAATAACCGTATCTTTATCTTACACCCCCTTATGATAGGGGGTGTTTTCTTTTAAATTGCTATCTTTGTGCCTATAATCAATTTTTTAATCAAAATGGAAGTACATAACAACTTTAGTCCTTTGGCGTTTAGAAAGAAAGAATCTAAAGCCACATACGAAAAATGGTACGCTTTCGGGAAGAATTACGCTATTCCTGCAAGCGCAAACACGCTAACTCCTTTCCAGTTTACAGAGTTGAACATACCAGTCTTTGATCCCGACACGATCGAAGTAGAGGCGGTTAACGAGGAAACGGGAGAGGCGACAAAAACGGGTGTATATGTTAGCTTCGATGTTATGCCAGAACATGGCGGTGTATTGTACGTGTCACCCGGAAAAAACTCGTTTAGGGAGGCTCTGCCGCAGGGGACGTATAGAGCACGTTTTTCAATCGGTTATGAAGTATATATTTCGACTCCTTTTTGCGTTATACCCGGCATAGAAACGAGTAGCAAATATCTATTGATTGAATATTGGAACGATGAAAAGATTGCCTATCCGGGTGGATTTATTACAACGGGTGCGAACAATGACTTCCGGTATCAGATGTATGTTCCTGCAACGATCTGCAAACCTAAATACGAGTTTGAAGAAGAGCTAACCAAACGTGCCGGATACAAGTTTTTGGAACTGCAAACGTCTACGAAGGTGTACGCCTTTACATTCGTTGCACCGGAGTTTATTTGTGACGCTATGCGACTGATTCGCCTATCTGACTATATCCGAATTTCGCACGATGGCGAATATTACAACGCTCTCAACTTCGAGTTTGATGTTGATTGGCAGGAACAATTATATTTGGCTGCTGTTGACTGCCAGTTTGAGACGGACTCAATCATACAAAAACTCCCTTCTTTCAATAGACGAGATAAAGCGTCTTTTTATAATGCCCTATTAGCGAACATTGATACACCTATAATGTTCTCTCCCGATACCGTAGGGCTGTATTACAAAGAGTATCGGGAAACAGAGCCAGTAGTCAAGGGTAAATTGATACGGGAGTTATCCCCTATTGACTTGATAGATGAAAATACAACTATTGCCGTTGATTTGGGTACAGGTGAGGCGAGAAAGTTTAACTTATATCGAATGTTGCAGGACTACATTTCTAAAACCCATGAAGATGCAACAGACTTTTTGTTACACCTTCGTGGAGGCGCAACGTTCGGTGAGGGCATAACTGGTTCTGCCGCTTCTATCAACGCAGTAGGAGATGCGGAGGTTCAAGGGCTAAACGCACGTGTAACCAAAGTTAAATCGCTTGATTCGGAAGATTATGTAACTGTTAATAAAACAGCATTCACCGTAAACAAACAAGGTGATACGGCTTTAAATGCGCTTAATGCGAGGGGAGATTCCCACTTGCAGCAAGATGTGTATACCGGAAACAATACCGGAAAGATCACCAAAGAAGGACAATTGCAGTACCTATCAGCCGTTATACAGGAGTTTATCACATCACCCACCTTTGTTCCCGGTTTTTTGGGTGAGGGTTTTAAAATATGGGTTGAGAATGGCAATTGGCATATAGAATGTGACAATTTGACAGTAAGACAGACTATGAATATATTTGAACTACTTATCCAAAAGATAAGGAGCGTTAACGGTGCATTGGTCGTGTCTCAGTCGAACGGAAAGATTAAAAGCGTGTCGGAAGATGAAACGAACTACGTTATCACAATGGAGGAAGAAGGGGAAACGTTCCAGCCTAACGATTTAGTTCGGTGTCAAGTTTGGACGGGAAGCAAAACCAAATTCTATTGGGTTGAGGTTTCAAGCGTTTCCGGCAACTCTATTACTGTGAAAAAGTCCGAATTTACAGCCGGAAATAAGCCGGAAAAAGGCGATGAAGTGGTACAGATGGGTAACACGCAGAACGCACAACGGCAGGCTTTAATCTATATCACAGCGCAGGAAAGCGGACACCCGTACATAGAGATATTGAACGGAGTTAAAACAAAATCGTTGTCCGGTACGAATAGAACACGTCTTGGCGATTTAAGTAACATACAGGACTCTGCGTTTCCGGAAGGACAACAGCCATCCGGTAGCGGCTTGTATTGCGATAACGCTTTTCTTCGTGGTATATTCTTGCTGAGAAACGGCAAGTCAGTTGAGGATGAAGTAAACCAAGCGAAGCAAGATGCAGCCAACGCAGCAACAGAGGCGGAGAGAGCACAACAGACGGCGCAGGAGGCGAAAGATCGGCTTAATAAATGGGCTGACGATGGCTTTATATCACCGACTGAAAAACCTGCATTGATAGATGAGGGAAAGAGGATACGGGCAGAACATCTTAGTATTTTAGCTGATGCGAATAAGTATGGAGTATCTGCAACGGTATATACGCAAGCATATAACGACTATTTAGGTCAATTGCAATATCACTCAGCGCCTACACCGGAAAACATTGTCGTTCTTGCTGGACTTGCCGAATCTCAGACTACATACTACAATCTGCGTAATCAAATTCTGAGCGCAATTGCCGATGCAGCTAAGGCATACGTAGACGAAGCTGATAAGAAGCTGAAAGAGTACTTAGATACGGAAATTACAGCTATTCCCGGTAAGATTGAACTTGCTGTACGGAGTTTGAAAACGGCAAATTACAACTTGCTTGCAAATAGCAATAGGGTGTTAAATGGTAATCCGTATCAACTTGGTGTTTATAGATATGAAACACATTTAGTTGTTGGAAAATCGTATACGTTGACAGTGTGTTATAAATGCGCAGATTCAAGTTCAATTTTAGCATATAATAACGCAGGCGGGGGGCATGTGGCTGAGTTCCCTAAATCAGATAACGAAACCATAGTTTCAGTTAAAATATCTCCATTCAATGAAGATTTAACGTATTTCGAGTTTTATAAGTTACCCCAAAAGGAAACAACTCAAACATACGTAAAATGGGCTGTTATTACTGAGGGTGATATTGGAGTGTCTAATTGGATACCGTCTAAATCTGAAATGTTCTCCGGAGGTAGCAATTTAGTATTAAACTCAGGTGTTTGCGTAGATAATTACGCCTTGTTTGGTTTAAGTAAAACATATTACGAATTAAGAGGTCAGTCCGTTGTGATTTCGTTTGATTACGAATATAGTAATCTTGTTTTAGGTAGCAATAATCGTTTCGGAGTTGAAACGGAAGTTCCTTTGTCTACTGGTGGTGTTCAGTATTTCGGGGCTTTTGTATATGTCGACTCTCGTTCGCCTTCAAACGGAAAGGGTCGATACTCTTGTGTCTTAAAAGTAAGTGATAACGTTGTAGATAATGGTTTAAAACACATAGAGACGTATGTTCAAGTAGGTAGCGGTACGGTAGTGAAAATATGTAATTTCCAAATCGAGAAAGGGAATACCCCTACCGAGTGGAAGCCTGCACCGGAGGATATATTAAACGACTCAAAAAAGTACACCGATACGCAGATACTTGCTGTTGATGGTAAGATAGAATTAACGGTAAAGACTAAGGTTGAAAATTTAGGTATTGGAGCAAACAACCTTTTCAGTTATACAAGCACAGACTTACATCAAATGAGTTCTGATCCAATGACTTTAACAAGACTTATGGATGAACACGGTTTTCATTTAGTAGGTTCAAAAGGCGGTCAATCATGGGTTAGATTAATGCACGTAATTCCACCTATACCCGGTAAGTATACCGTATCTGGGTGGATAAAAGGGTCGCAAAGCACTCCGGTTGGTTTTGTGTTGGATGTCTGCGACTCAGACAGGTATGTTGTTAGGTCTAATGCTCAAAACACATGGCGTTATTTTAAGCATACTTTTAATGTTACGAATAATACAGAAGCTCAAAAGGATGTGTATCACTTTGTTGATATACAAGAAATATCATGGGCTTATATATGGGTTAAGGACTTCAAAGTCGAATCGGGAGAGATTGCAACCGCATGGAGTCCAAACATACAAGACGGTGTTTATAAAGGGGCTGAGTATACTAACCAACAAATAAGCATTGTTGAGGGCAAAATCACCACTACTGTAGAAAAGATAACAGAGGTTGACGGGAAAGTTACCGGACTTGCTTCACGTGTAGACCAAACCGAAAAGAGTATAACGTCAGTTGTTGGGGATATTAATGTTCTTAATAGCACTACAAACAGACACATCTCTAAGCAAATAGATTTAAGAGGATGGGACAATAATAAGTTTTTCCCGTTGGTTATAAGTATTCCGGTTTACCACAAAACAAGGGTTGAAATAAGTAGACCTCTTAATGCGGGATACGGAAAACCTTCATACGGTACACATGATGGCGGTTTTTCTATGAACTTAACGTTTGAGATGTCCGGTTCGGGTTGGGGTTCGTTGCCAGTAGTAACCAATATATTTGATTATACACGTGCGTGGAGTACCGGGAAAATAGTAGTAGATTTAGGTCAAATACCCGAGACTTCTACTTGTGTGATGGGTATTCGTGGGGGGTCTAAATATGATGTCACTATTGACGATACAATAGATCCTAATGTTATCAACGTTTATCAAACCGATTATCACGGTTCGTATAATACATCGTTCCCCGTTCGCACCGATGGAACTGAACCCGTCCGCACATACGGATACTATACCGAAATAAAGCAGACGCAGGAAAGCATAGCTTTAACTGCAAACAAAGTGGACGATCAAGGTAGGCGATTAAGTGCGGCTGAGTTAACTTTGAGTTCAGACCACGCAAAATTAAGCGTAGTAGAACAAACGGCAAATTCCGCCAATTCCTTAGCAGGAACAGCGAACAGCAAAGCCGACACAGCAGACGGTCGTGTCACCGCCACCCAAAACGGCTTAGTCGAAACCGGAATAAACATACAGTCCCGCAAAATCGTGCTAAAGTCTGATAACGTCCTTTTCCAAAACAACGCAGGACAGCAGACAGCCGCTATCAATGCGAACGGAAAACTTACTGCAAACGCAATTGAAGTTGGTGAGGTTGTTGCCGGAGGTTTTGCGGCTCAGAGAATCACTACCGGGAACTTGACTGTGACGGATGGGGCTGTTATCGGTGGTATGACTATCACAGGGGGAGTGTTGACCGGAAAGAACATCAATATACAGAATGGCGCAAAGATCGGTAACTTCACCATTGTATCGGGTATATTTTCCGCCCAAAATACCCCCGCAGGCATACAAATGACTCTATCTAATAATGCAGCTACTTTTGACAGTAGCGGAGTACGTGTAGAACATAATTCAGGTGGTTATGCGTTGACTACTACGGGTAACGGAAGAATATTCCTAACAGGGTCAAATTTTTGGGTTCAGTGCAAGGATGTTGATTTCATGGGTGCACAAACTTGGAAAGCGCCCGGGGTGTTTTACGCATGTACAATATTGGGTAGTGGTGCTATCGGTGCAACATGGGGAAACCCCGACTTTCATATAACGAGGGTGGTTTTAAATTCAACCGGAAGATATACTGTGTATACAAGTGGGGGGCAAGTTGGGAATTACTTTGTTATGGTGCAAGGTTATGATCCAACACTTTGGTTAAGTACTACCGTAGAGCCTTATTCAGCCGGACAATTTACATACAAAGTATTTGATGTGAATACTGGAATGAAAAACGCACCTGTTATCATATATTTTTGCGGTATGGTTAGTTAGTTTAATAGTTAACATTTGCGGTAAGTTGGTTTGTACCTTCTTACCGCTTACCTTTGTACCAAACATTAATCAATTAATATAAAATTATGGAAAAGAAAAGTTTAGATTTTGATTTAAAGTCAGTAGTTTACACGAAAGAGACAAAAGTGATGGACTACCATTTTGAGACGGAAAACGGCAAGTACGTAGGTCAATTAACAACGGTATCGACAGAGCCGGATAAGTACAATATTACCCACTGTACAGCCGATGTATCTGAGAAACAGATGGTAGAAATGCCGGGTACTTCCGGTAGTCCCATCTTGCAAGAACAATACGTTCCGGTCGGATCGCTTGCCATCCGTGACGGTCGTTTTGAGGCAAACCAGTTCCCTCTATCTACTAAAACATCCGTCTATGTGAACGACTTTCAAAACTTCATCTTTGCGTTAACCGCACCTAAAGCAGTAGAATAATGAATGTTACACAAGAACAGTTAAGGTTAATGCTTGTATCGGTTATAAGTCCGATACTTGCGTTTCTCACCCCTACGAGCGGTTTTATAACCGCCCTTGTGTTCATGTTCGGCTTTAACATTATTTGCGGTCTGCGTGCCGATGGGGTTAATTTGTCGGTGAATGGTGTTCGTAGGTTCACTATGCTGAAATTCATCTCAGCCGTGCAGGAACTTATTTTGTACATCCTTGTGATAACCGTTATCTTTTCGTCTGTGGCTAAGATGGGGGATCACGACGCAGCCGTTCTATCGGCAAAGACGATTACATACGTCTTTATGTACGTATATCTGTCGAACGGTTTTAAGAACCTTTGTATCAGCTACCCGGATAACAAATCTTTCCGGTTGATATACCACATTGTCCGGTTTGAGTTTAAGAGGCTGATGGGAAAGAATGCCGCAAAGATAGTCGAGGAACACGAAGAAAAGATTGAGATTGAAACTAAGTAATTAACACGGGAGGTTTAACGCCTCCCTTTAAACTTTATCAAAATGAAATATTTCACATTGAAAGAGCTGACACGCTCAGCAACGGCAGAGGCGAAAGGTATTGATAACACGCCAACACCGGAGGTTGAAAAGAATTTGACCTTATTAGTAGAAAACGTATTAGACCCTCTACGGAAGCTTTCCGGTAAGCCGATCACAGTTAATTCGGGCTATCGGTGTCAGGAGTTAAACAAAGCCGTTGGCGGCTCTAAAACATCCGATCACGTGAAAGGTTTTGCGGCTGATATTACAGGAGGAAGCAAGGAAGAGAACGAACGCCTTTTCTACCTAATCAAATACAATTTCAATTTCAAACAGTTGATAGATGAAAAGGACTTTTCATGGGTGCATGTCTCCTACGATCCCTCTAATCTCAAAAACCAAATACTAAAGCTATGAAAAGGCGATTATTTGCGTTTTTAGCGACTTTTGCTCTTTGCCTTGGCATTGTGTCGCTATTACTGATAAACGCTGATTTACGTAAGAAAAAGGCTATTGCAGAAAGAAATGTTAGCGTCCTCACAACTCAGAACGTTGCGTACCGGACGAAAAGCGGTCAAAGTGCCATGAAGGCAGAGGAATTGAATCTGACTTTAAAGCAGTACCGGAACACTATACAAGGGAAGGATAACACTATAAAAGAGCTAAAGCAATCTATTAATGACTTGAAAAGTCACACAAGCGTTCAAACATCAACTGAGACGCATTTTAGCACGGCTGCACGGGATAGTATTGTTATTCGTGATAGTTTAGTTATCGACACAATGAAATGCGTAAATATTCGCTCTAAATGGCTTGACTTATCCGGCTGCATAGATAGCAACGGCACGTTTGCCGGAACAACCGTTACCCGTGATAGCTTGGAAATATTAAACATAGAGCATAGAAAGCGGTTTTTGTGGTTTCGACTAAAGAAGGTGAAGTATAGGGAGTTTATCGTAACGAGCAAAAACCCACATACAGAGATAACAGGTTTTAACGTAACTACGATAATAAAGTGATAATTCCATGTTAAAACAGTTAATGCACGTTAAAGTATTTGCTACTGAGAAATATATCCGTATATTTGCAGCGTAGAAGTTATTACTAACGTCATTAACATCGGTTATTGATTTTCATAGAATCATGTTTGTAGAAGATTTGTATCACATTTTATATTAAACTGTCGGTATGCGAATATAGACAGTTTCTAATTAGAACATTTTCAATAACTATATATATTGGGTTTTGTCATAATTACATTTTTCCCCCTCCGCTTGTGAAAGTAGAGGGGTTTTTTATTACCTTATCCGAACACGCCTCAAAAGTTAAATTAGTGTTAAATATTAAACTTGTGCTTTGATATTTAAAATATCTACTTAACTTTGCAACATCAAAAGGAAACGAATTACTAACAATAAAACTTAGAGTTATGGAAGAAAAGGAATTTATTTATTGCTTGACCGGAGAGATTAACGTATTAGGCACTGTCAAGGCTAAAACAATAAAAAGTGCTATGAAACTTGTAGCGGCTATTCAGAGAGGTGCTATATTGAATGATCCGAAAAGGAAATCAATCTTTTGGAGCGTTTCACGTGCTGATCTCCCATTTAAACTTGGTCGTATTGTATACACAATATGCTATCCAGATGGGTCTATTCGTTCACATGTATGCTAACAATAAAAATTTAGAGTTATGGAATTAGTAAAATTCAGAGAGGCAAAGAGTATAATGGAAGAAAAAGCTTTTTTGCAAAAAACGCTTAAAAGGTTTCAGTCCGGCCATCTTAGTAGAACAGATTTATATTTCAGTTCGGGAAGTAGCGTAACATTTTCGGAAGTTGATGGCGAATCTTATGAAGATTTGCTCAAAAACTTTGAAAAGTTTATAAGAGAATATATTGAAAATCGTATTGGCTATCTTGAATCTAAATTTGATAAACTATGATACTATCATTTAGTAAGTCGGGTTCAACATCTATGCTGACAGATAAGGAAAAAGCGTTTAACCGCTACTGCCTAACTAACAAGGAAGTTTCATACAACTTAATGCGTATAGAAATGGCAGTTGTTCAAATGTCGTATTACGGCAACCGTTCATCAGATGTCACGCTAACAACCGATAGTTCTGAGGTTTTGGATGCAATTTATACAGTCCTAACAAACGAAGGGTTTAAATACTCTTTCAATCTACCTAATAAAGTATTAACCATAAGTATTTTTTAATTTAAAATTTAATCAAAATGAAAGAAGAAGTAAAATTGTTCAGAGCGTTAATTATTGTTTTTGTGTTGCTTGTATTCACCTTCGTAGTAACTTCATGCAGTGATGATAGCGACAATGTGTATCAAACAGAGTATTCTATTGATGTACCGGAATGGCAAACTGTTTATGTGAATGGTGAGGTTACAACGTCTATATCACCATATGTTTGGGAACATGTGGACTTATCAGATAAATGTGTTAGGGTATTCTCCGCAGGACATGTTAGTTATCACAAGGTAACGAGGGTGTCACGTGATGATTTAGGCTTTACCGTTTATTCAATAGAAGGTAGCAATAACGAAAGGTTTGCATACAATAAAAATAAAGGTATATTGCAATATTGGTGCACAAGAAACGGTATTGAAACAGTTGTTGTTTATCGTGAATTAAAGTAAGTTTCATTTTACCCTCACCCGGTGGCGGTTAACCGGGTTATTAAGTATGAAAGTAAATGTTGTATTAGAAGAGAAAAAGATTCCATGTTTCGAAGCTAAATACGGTTTAGATGTATATAACGATAAAGGACAAAAATATACTATCGAGTTCGATATAATGGGAAATTTAGTAGTTAGTAGTCCAAAAGGTACGTTATTAGTAAAACCCGAATGTAACAACAAAATATCAATTAGAATTGAATGACATGAAAGAGATAAACGAAACTCAATTACAGCTATCGACTGAGGGAAAAAGACTTCCCGATATGATAAAGCAGGCGAACGATATTCACGAACTTGTTAAGCAGAAACTTTCTGAGTATAACTCAATAGAGTATACCGATGATAATATAAAGGTGGCAAAAGCCGATAGAGCCACTTTAAACAAGGCGAAAAAGGGACTTAACGACAGCCGTATAGAACTTGAAAAGGCTTGGATGAAACCGTTCAACGAACTAAAGGATGTTGTTAACGAAACTTGTAAGCTGATCGGTGAGGCTTCTTCACGCATAGATAGCAAGATAAAGGAAACGGAGGAAAAGGAGAAGCAAAAGAAACTGGATCAAATAAGGGAGTATTTTGAGGAACACAATGAAAATCTTATCTTGTTTGATTTTGCTTTCCGTCCGGAGTGGCTTAATAAGACTAAAGCACTTTCAGTTGTGAAAATGGAGATAGACGAATTGTTCAAAACAGTAGACGATGATCTTAACAGACTGAAAGAGCATTTTGCCGGAGAGGCGTTTTATATTCCGGTTATCGACAAATATACGTCTACACTCGATTATAACAAGTCGTTCGATTATGGAAATCACCTAAAAGAAGCTGCAATACAAGCCGCAAACAGACAGTTTGAACAGAGGGTGACAGATAACACGCCTCAGCAACAAAAGCCCGAAATTAAGCCTCAAAACGAGCCGAAGACAAACGAAGAAGAAGTTTATATACGAGGCTTTAAAGTCCATGTTACGAGAAAGCAGGCTTTTGCGCTTGCTGAGTTTATGAATAGCCACAATATAAAGTTTGAAAGCATATCAATATAGACGGTAGCCCAATTGGGCTACCTTTTTTGTTTTGTTTGCAATAGTTAATCTATTGTTAAAACTTAAAGTTTCGATTGAACTTTCAAATAATGTGCTTATATTTGCAGTGTCGAAAGAAACAAAGTAGTAACAATTAAAAATTAGAATTATGGAAAATGTTAGATTAACAAAAAAGCAAAAAGGAGATAAGTTTGTTTATACAGTTGTAGACGAAAATAATAACGTAATTTCTACCCGTACATCAAAAAAAGATTATGTAGCATGTACGGTGAATGGTGAGTTTTATTTCGGTAGAATTGATTTAATAGGCAAGGGAGAGCATGGTAGGTGTCTTTCATATAATACTAAGATTATCAATAACCCGGAAAAGGAATATATAAATTTTATCAAGGGGTTCAATCGCGCAGAGATGATGAAGAAATACCCTAAAGCTAAATGGTTAGAGAATCAATTGGAATATGCAAAAGAAAGACTTCATTTGTTGAATACAATAGCGTATTTGTCTAAGTAATATTAACATGGTGGTAGAAATACCACCCGAAAAACAAAAATACTTATTATTATGAATTTAGAAAATATTGACAGAGCAAAAGCCCTAATATCAGATAGGGAGTGTCTTAATGAGATAATTAATGAAATGGAGAAAAATACACCAGTAAGTATTTGGTTTTCTGTTAAGCAGAGAAATAAAACTTTAAATTTTGAATCTAATGATAATGAATTTCTAAAAGATTTTGTTTCTGATGTTTACGGTTTTTCAGTGGAATATCTGCGTGATAAACTTTTAGATATAGATGATAAGCTTAAAGACTTGTGATTATGAAGGAAATTAAATGCGGATGTGTGATTAATACAAATGCCGGATACTATGCTGCCTTTGATGGTAGCTTTTGCAGAGAGTGTTGGAGTAAACAATCAGATAAATTTAAAAGTGAACAGTTGATTAAAGCACTCTCAAAGAGATTCAAATGTAATATTAACAAATAATTTATTTTAAAATGGAACAATATTTAGACTTACTAAAAGAGACTTTAACCTATGGTGAAAAGAGATCAGACCGAACGGGAACGGGAACTATCAGCTTATTCGGTTTACAACGATCTTATGATTTGCGTGACGGTTTCCCGCTTGTCACAACTAAGAAGGTATTCACGAAGGGAATTATATATGAGCTTCTTTGGATGTTAAAAGGAGACACCAATATAAAATACCTAAATGAAAATGGTGTTCATATTTGGGACGAATGGGCAAAGCCTTCCGGTGATCTTGGACGTATATACGGTAAACAATGGCGTGACTGGCGTATAAATAGCAAGTTAAGAGTAGATCAAATTGACTCAGTTATAGATATGATTAAGTTTAACCCGGGGTCAAGAAGGCTAATTGTTAGTGCTTGGAATGTTGGAGAAATACACATGATGGCACTTCCTCCGTGTCACTGCTTTTTTCAGTTCTATGTGTCTGAGTCCGGTTATTTGGATTTGAAACTGTATCAAAGAAGTGCAGACCTATTTTTAGGCGTTCCTTTCAACATTGCGTCTTATTCTATCTTGCTGTCTATGGTAGCGCAGGTTTGCGGCTTAAAGCCTCGTAGATTCATTCACACTATCGGGGACGGACATATATATTTGAATCACGTTGAACAGTTGAAAGAACAATTGAGTAGAGAGCCGTTCTCCCTTCCCAAATTGGAATTAAACCCGAATGTTCGTAATATATTCGATTTTAAGTATGAAGATATTAAGATAGTAAATTATAACTGCCATCCGGCTATAAAGGGAGAGGTTGCGGTATGAATGAAAAAGAATTTTACAGGTTTTTAGCCTATAATAAATTGGTAGATTTTGAAAGATACCTTCACATGGAATCTGTATATTATCTGAATAACTTGCTAAAGAAAACCGTTAATTCGTATTTGAGAGATTGTATATTGAACGCTATAAATCATAAATTAGCGGGATTATAATTTAAAAGGGATGTGCAACGCTTTGCCATCCCTTTTTAGTTTCTATATATCACATACCGAAACTATCGTTGCTCTATGAAACAAATCTAACAATATGTAGTAACAAGTATGAAAGTGATGCAAAGGTAGGATTTTGAATCTATCCAATAGTTAAAACGATTAGTTTTGCATTTCATTAACAATAAAATTAAAGAATTTCTTTGTGTATTTAAAGTTTATCCTTAACTTTGCAACATCAAAAAAGAAGTAGTAACATTAAAAACGAATAATATGCAGATTAAAAAAGATCGAATTTACAAATTGCTTGTGCAGGTTTGCAAGAATGAAGATATTCCATTCTCCTATAAAAAACTTGCTTTGTCGCTTAATAAGTATATTGATGAAGACGAAGAAGATTCATTATTCGGATGTAAAATATCTGATATTGATATTTCAATCGCCAAACATATATCAGTTGATCTTTGCGGAACGCTTGCATTGAGCAATGTTATTTGCCAATTAACTTGCATCGGTTTCGGAGATTGCCCGAATTGCGGAGGTTTACTAAGATTGATAGAATCTTATCCCAAATTTAGCAAACAGTATTGCGATCGTGATTGTGAGCCGGAGAGAGAGGAAGAAAATGTATACGAATGTTTAACATGTGGAAAGGAGGTTGTTTTATGAATATTGAAAACACAATGATCCGTATCAATGATGCGATTATAAGCGCACGTATGAACGGCAAAAAGATTACGAAAAAGGATATTGCGGCTTTGCTGTGGAAGGACTCAAAGCAAAGAACGCAGGCGGTAAACATGTCTGCCTTGTGTAATCACAAAACCCAAACTATAAAAATAGAGTGGGTGAAAGAGATATGCGAGGCTACCGGAGTCGATGCGAATTTCTTGTTTAATATTAACCCTAAAAAATAAAAGTTATGATTAAAAATTTGCCTAACATTCAAAACGAAATGAATGTTCAAAAGTCGAGATATAACAAGTTTGGCGGATACAATTACCGTTCGTGTGAGGATATTTTGCAAGAAGCGAAAAGGGTGTGCGAAAAATACGGATGTTATGTTATGGTGACTGACTCTATCGAATTTATCGAAGGGCGTTTTTACGTGAAGGCAACCGCAAAAATTGTTGAGGTTGAAACCGGGTCTATTGAAACATGTACTGCTTTTGCACGTGAAGAAGATAGCAAAAAGGGGATGGACTTAGCACAATTAACCGGGGCGACTTCCAGTTATGCACGAAAATACGCCTTATGTGGTCTTTTTGCGATAGACGATAGCATAGATAGTGATTCAACGAACGGAGAGCAGGAAGCGAAAGAAAAACGGCAAAAGACAGCCTCAAAACAAGCTACCAACCAAAATAATACTGGAAATAACTCAAATTATTTGGGTGTGCTGCTTGACGAAATAAAAAAAGCAACAACTTATAAACATTTGGGCGATATTCACAAGAATAACGCTAATTACCATCAAAATAGTGAGTTCATGAACGCTTTAGTTGTCCGTAAGGCGGAACTTGAAAAGGCGGAAGCAGAAGCAAAGAAAGTGTAAATAATGTGTTTAGTAAGGGGTATAATTCCCCTTGCTGACAATAAAAAATATATAGAAAATGGAAATTAAAGGCAATGTTCATTGTTTTTTTGAACAATCGGGTATATTTAA